CCTCATCAACTAAATGAATAATATGATGAAAATAACTAAATACGATGAACCGAATTCGTCCGGTTCACGTAAAAAAGAAACGCATTTAAGCGCAGACGGACCTCCGCCTTTTCAGAGGAAAGAAAAGGAGTCCAAGTGGCTCACATTGGATAGTCTAGTTCGTGAAAACTGGCCTATTGATGGCTTTACTACATTCGTAGATAAGAACCGTCATTTTCCAATGGAGGACTTTAAAAAGATCAGCAAACTCACTGATCGAGTGTATATGTTGCTACACATATACGGCTACCGCAAACCTATAATGAATTTTAATGCTTTGCGTGCGGTACAAGCCATTGAACAATATCCTGACAAGAAAGTTATTAATATTCTTGATACTATCAAGTACTTTCAACAGAAGTCAAAGTTTTTATTGTCATTGCTCAATTATACATCCGATAACGGGGAAGGGTCATGGGTTTCCATTTTCAAGTGGAAGGCTTGTAGCTTTTTCTCTTTCTATCATCAACAAGATATACCACCATTTCCTGGTATTTCGGATGATCCCTTTCTGCGGTCAGCCTCGAAGCTGGTTCACGGGAAAAGGTTTCAAAATTTCTGGAATAAAAAATGGAAGTGTGACGACAGCACAGGCCAGAAGGCGCTTGCTTGGTCATTGTTGAACTCTATACTTTATATCAAAAAAGGTTCTCCTACTATTAATGAAAGTTGCATTGCTGCTCAAGTGAAGAAAAGTGTTCTTGCTTTAACTTCAGAGCCTGTGCAAGCAGAAGAGACCGATATAGAGATCTTTGGATCATGTGTGTTCAAACCCTTAGGGCACGAGTGGGAGGAGCGTTCCGGTATGGAAGCACCTTTACATGGAAAGACCAAACTTGAAAAAGTTGTATGGTCCCACCCAATCGATAAATTTTCAGCTATTAACGAGATTAAAAGAACAACTCGTGAGTTTTTTGCTGGTAACACACCTTTGATGTACAGAGATATTGCGAAAGCTATCTTTCTTTCTATTAAGGCCAACTACAATTCGACGCAAGAAGAGTTGGGTCAGTTAGGTTTTTTTCAGAGAGAAGGGTTCTTGGATCGTAACAATTATAGAGATATACTAAGAGATGAACCTCTTTTGACTTATGATATATGCCGCAGTATGAACGTCCGAAAGGCGACTGTCCCTTTTAAAGGGGGTAACCGTATGTATCAGAACCTCGAGCTCGAACAAGAGTTTAATCTTGCGAGCAGTTATCAGGATTATAGTGGTTGCTCTACGGAGCAATACTCCACCACAATCGGTGCCGACATCGATTTTACCAAAATGGAACTCTGTTATGAGAGATTGTACTGGAACGTTTGGCCAAAAGCCATTGAGGAAATACCTTATGTTAAACCAGTTGGACTAGGTGAGCCTTTTAAAGTAAGGGTTATATCTAAAGGTCCACCTCTCAAATACTTCTGTCTTAAACCTATACAAGAGTATCTTTGGCGTAGTCTGAAAAATAATACAGTCTGTTCCTTGATTGGAGAAATGGTTAATGCTAACCACATTAATGATATTTTTAATCAATGGAATCCAGACGGAAGAAAAATTATTGTTTCCGGAGACTATAAAGCTTCTACAGATAATTTACACTCTTGGGTGTCTCAAGCAATTAATGATCAATTGTGTGAAATTTTTGAGAAACGTTTTCCTAAGGAGGAATTGGAACTCCTCCCAGAAAATTTTTTTCGAGATCTTCATCAAATGATTGAGGATTGTCTAACCAATCATATTTTCGATAACCGAAAGAAAGTTAAAGATAATGTATTGGGTGACGTCTATGTGCCCGAAATCCCCGGGTTGGGTTTACTACTTCCTCAAAAGGAAGGACAGTTAATGGGTTCTATTATATCATTCCCTTTCCTTTGTATTGCCAATGCAGCGCTTTGTCGCTGGGCTATGGAAATTGCCGACGGAAAACAATATCGCCTTCAAGATGTGGCTTCTTACAATAGCCATGTGCCTCTTGCTCCTTTAAGGATCAATGGAGATGATTGCGTGTTTTCTGGTGATGAATTCAACATCAGGCATTGTTGGGAAACGATAGGTAACTTCCTTGGCTTATCATCTTCTATCGGAAAGACATATTTCTCTAAAGAGTTTTGTGTTATTAATTCGGTACTTTATGACTTTAAACGATATGATTCGATGTTTCTGGGTAAAACTGGTTATTTTGTCGAACGACCTTATATTAATTTAGGGTTACTCTTTGGTCAGGCCAAAACGAATTTTGGGAATAGTGATAAGCAAGTATGGCACCTCGGCGCACTGCATAGGGACCTACTGGGGTCCTGTCCTTCTCAGCCCGAAATACGGGAGAGAGTTCACAATCAATTTATGATTAATGTGAAACCAATCTTACAGAAGATGGAGGAGGTCTTGGGTGATTACAAGATGCAGTATTTTTGGCCGGAATGGTTGGGGGGTTTGGGTCTCGATCCTAGTTATCATAAATATAGTTTTTTTGATCGAGCCACTATGCATGCGCAGAGAAAGCTTATATCTCTGGATGCATCTTTAAGACCCTTGAAAGGAGGAGATTTCATTGAATGGAAAATGCACCAACTTATAGAAAGTAATTATTACCGTAAGTTAAACTGGCTGGGAGTCGTGCCTTTCAATGAAATACAAAATGATGAAGATCAATGGAAAGTCTTAGAAAAGGAATCGCAAAATATATATGGGAAATTAACCCTTAGTTTGTTATTTGATCCTTGTATTAACCTAGACGATTTGCATAAGAGGACGGTTGTCCATGTAGAAGCAAATGAGGGAGATTCTAAGCAACTAATTGAAAAGAAGAGAAAGAAAGCGTTACTTAAAAAGACGTTTTATCATAACGTGAAAGTTCAACGGCTCAATGCCCGTCAGATCGAACTTTGCAGGGAATTTGTTCTCAGCGATAGATCCGAAAAGGTTCAAATATTACCTTTGGATGACGTAGTTCACGACTCTTCGAAACTTTATCTACCACTATGTGAGAAAACGTTCAGAAAGCCAACCATGAGCTGGGGCCGAACGCATATAACAACTGTTAAAGAGATGTTAAATAATTACTAGATCTATGACTTACTCAGATACTAAATAATCTTCCTGCGGGAGGCAATAGGTCTGTTTAACGAGAAACTATAGTAAATCACTTATAGACTCTTTACGACGAGAAGGAAAACTCGAACATAAGC